AGCATTAGTTAAACAAGGTGCTGTTATTCCAGAAGGAATGAAGCCAGACTATCCCAAACCGAAAGGTGGGATTGGTGTTGGGCCATATCATTGGTTTGAAAACCAAGTGGGTGTTGAACGTGCTCCATCTTTATGGCGTGAACTGTTTGGCGAAAAGAATGTTCCTATAAAAGAAGTTCAAGAAAAGTACAAGCAATTTGCTCAATCAGTTCCCGAAGGATATACGCCTAGAAGTGAAGAAGGTGTTTTATCAAAACGAGGTGGTAACTTCAGCAAAACAAATGCTGTTCCTGATTACATTCGTGGAAGTTCTTCAATAGAAGGCATGGCGCGAACTGGATTGGGTGCTTTGGGCATCATGCCTGTTGCTCACAAAATTAAAGAAGGCGATTACAAAGGCGCTTTGAATGAAATGATTCCTGCTATGGCAATGATTTCCCCTAGTCTTTCATTGGCTGCTTCACCTTTGTACACTAGCGAAGAAGATAAAAACACTTTGGAAGCTATGAAGCGCAAAGGCTTTAAAAGCTTTAAAGAATTGGAAGATTACAAACGTCAAGTCGGTGCTGGTCGCGGCATTGCTCCACCTCAGAGATAACTATGGAAAATACACAAGAAACGACAGCCGCTGTTGTCGCTAAAGCTTCTTTGCCTGTCGGTGTTTCTATAGCCACTATCTTTGGCTTTCCAGTGAGTGATGTACTTGTTTGGTGTACTCTGATTTACACCATGCTGATGATCATTCACAAAGTCTATTTGATGTACAAAGACTTCCGCAAATAATGTGGACCCTATCTCGCTCTTACTCATGGCTCAAAGCGCCGTTAGTGCTATTCGCACTGGTTGCCAGTGGTTGTCAGAGGGTAAAACAGAGATTGACAAGTTCAAGAAAACCGTTGAAGGAGGCGTCAAAGATGCCCAAGCAATCTACGGTCAAGTCACAGGACTTTGGGGATGGCTTAAAGGACTTTTTGGAGGCAATGCAAAAGCTAAAAGCGCACCAGTTGCCCCAGCAGAGTCCAAGCCTGTGGCGAAAAAGGAAAAGCGTGTTGCCGAACCAGAACTCTCCTACGAAGAATATCAAGCAAGATCAGTCCACGAGATCTGCGAGAACCTTAAAGTCTATTTTGAAGCCATAAGAGCTTTAAAAGCACATTGCAGACAGCTTGAAGAACAATCTTTGACAACAGAAAAGGTAGCTGATAGTGCAATTGATCGTATTGAATTGGAGTGGCAGATGAACCAGTTGGCTGTGCAGGTCAGAGAAGCAATGGTCTACACCCCTGAGTCATTGGGTCTTCAGGCTTTGTACAAACGGTTCCTTGAGATGTATGAGCAGATCCTTGAAGAGCAGGAATTTGCTCGTGCTACCAAAGAGAAAAAAGAGCGTGATTTGGCATGGCAACAAGAACACCGCAAAGAAATACTAACGTACAAGCTGATTTACGCAGTAGTAGTGTTCCTCGGTCTGTTGGAAATAGCTGGACTGTATTTCACTCTATGAAGGAATTCTGGTTTTGGATGATCATTGTTTCTCTTTTGATCGCCTGCATCATGGTCCTGTCTATCATGATCTTTCATGTCGAGAAGCGCATTAACAAAGCAGATGCAATCATTCTGCGGTTAGAAGAAAAGGAAAAGAAACGTGAGAAAGCTCGTATTGATCCTAAGCCTGATAACTCTGATGGGCTGTGAAGACCGTTATCGATATGCCTGCCAAAATCCTGATAACTTTGCTTTGGCAGAATGCCAGAAGCCTCGTTGCTTGTTTACCCAAACGTGTCCTGAGTACCTTGTAGCCCCAGTATTGGAGAAGAAAATTGAGCCACCAGCACCACAAGCATCGTCTGTCAACTGAAGAAATAGAGACATACATCTGGGGTTTTGTGGTGATCATGGTCACCCTTATCCTGGCTGGCATCGTCTTCGCCTTGCTGTACTCGGTGACGTTTGTTGTTCAGCCAATCAAGTCAATGGCTCCGATTGACATTGCGTACACCAAGATGCTCAATGACATCGTTTTGTTGGTAGTGGGGGGTATCGGTGGGGTAATGAGCAAGAAAGGCGTTCAAGCGGCTTCTAGTGCCTTTGCTGGACCATCTACACCTACGCCAGTTGTTGCTGCTCCAACAGTAACTTCATCTGCTTTGCCAACATGGGTGAATCCTCCTTTGGACGAGTCTTGGACGCCACCACCTCCTCCTACTACACCACCTACTCACTTGGAGTCTGATGATGAACGAGCAGCCCTTGCAGCCGCCAGACTGGAGTCCAAATAATGCCGAATCCTTGGATGATCATTGGAGCTATCGTTGTGTGCATCTCTGCATATTTTTACGGCCACCATGCAGGCTATGCGAAAAGAGATCAAGAGATGCAAGCGCAGATAACACTCAAGAACGAACAGGCTCGGCAGGCAGAAACCAAGCTGAATGAGCAGATTAACCAAACGTCTACAGAATTGAAGGAGGCCAACGATGCCATTGCTAAGAAACAGTCTGATCTCAATCGTCTTATTAACGCTGGCAGGGTGCGCCTCCCAGCCCCAGGTTGTGTTCAAGCCAGTACAAGTACCCCCGCTACCCCCGGAAGTGTCTCCGATGCAAGCGAATCTGACAGAGAGACTCTCCAACTTATTGCTCAACTCGCAGCCGAAGGCGACCAAGCAATCAACAGACTCAACGCCTGCATTGCAGCCTACAACCAAGTGAGGGCTACCGTAAATGGTCAACAGTAACCAACTTGCCAAGCTGCATATCTCTGCGGACTGGGTTGATCCTTTGAACGAGACATTCGCTCGATTCAACATCATTACTCCTAACCAACAAGCTGCTTTCATTGGGCAAACTGCTCATGAGTGCGGTCATTTTCGTATCCTTGAAGAGAACTTGAACTACAAGGCCGCTACCCTTATGCGTCTGTGGCCCAAGCGTTTTCCTACTTTGGAGATTGCAAATGCTTATGCAGGAAACCCCAAGAAGATTGCCAACATGGTCTACGCTTCACGTATGGGCAATCGTGATGAAGCTTCTGGTGATGGTTATCGTTTCCGTGGTCGTGGATGTATTCAACTTACTGGTCACGCTAATTATTTCCATGCTGGAAAAGCGCTCGGCGTTGACTTCGTGATGGAGCCAGATCTGGTAGCTACACCCAAGTACGCTGCTATGACTGCTGGATGGTTTTGGGACACACACAAGATCAATGCCCCGGCAGACGCCAATGACACAACCAAGGTCACCAAGATAATCAATGGTGGGACTATTGGTTTAAACGAGCGTGTAGCCCTTACACAGCAGACTCTAGCCGCCTTAATGGGGTAGCTCTGTTATCAGATAGGGGTAGCCAAGCTCTTTGCGGTAGGCATTGAGCGTTTTTTCTTGCTTCTCTATCATCATGTAGAGGAACCGTATTTCGTCCGTTACATCTGTGGATTCAATTACGGTCCCCTCATGATCTCTGCATAACAGCACGTAGGTCCAAGTGTTCATAACTCAATGTTTATCATGACAAACAAAACGACACCAACAACTACAACTCCAAGAGTTGCTACAGCCGCAAAGGTAAGTGCAGTTTCAATCATTTGGGCATCCCTGCTCTGCTGAAGATCATGAAGTCCAATGGCTTGAGAGACACTGGTGTTGCCTTGGGCGTGTAGTTAACCTTGCCGTGATCTGGGTTAGCCAGACGTTTTTTTCTGGTTACCTCTGCCATTGCTATCTTGCCCTTGGTAGACATGATCTGGTCTTTCATCAGGTTGGGATAAAAGGTCTTGATGTAGTTGGGATCAAAAGCATTCATTGTTCTCTCGCTTTCAGCATGGCGTCTGCTAAAGCATATGCGTCAAGTGCAATCAAATCGTCTGGACAACCAACTTTGACTGTGGCTAAAAATCCTTGCATCGCTTTGGCAGCAAAGTAGTCGCGCAGGGTCAGGCCGCCTTCACCCCAGACATCAATACCATCTTTGGTTTTGATGGTTACGTTGGGAAACGCTGGCCCACCTGTTTCTTTAGTCATAGTGCTACCCATTCTCTTTCTTTGCGACCTGCTTTAGAGGTCACTGTTTTACCTGTTAAATCAACCATTCCAAGCTTTTTCATCTCAGGTAGTCGTCTTGCTATCTG